ATGCAGCCAGCGGGATCTGGTGGGGCTGCTGCGCACCGTGGTGCTGGCCATCGTCGCCAATCAGGCCGCCTATCTGATCACGCCGGCGCGCGCGGGATAACATCCGATGGCGCATCCACTGGATAGATTGTGGCGCCGGATCGGCTGGCGCGCGGATCACGCCACCGGCGCTGAAATGGTGATCGCCAGCTACCTGGTGGCATGCGGGGCCGCCTGGCTGGCGGCCGGCAATGGCATGCAGGGGATTAGCAGCTACCGGATCATGTTATCCGTTATGGCGGATGATGCCTGGGGCGCATTGTGGGTGGCGCTGGGCATGGCCTGGGCGCTGGCCAGCTGGCGCGATTGGACGCGCGCGCGGCGCGCTATCGGGATCCTGGCGGCCGGCATATTGTGCTGGTGTGGCATTACGCTGGCGCTATCCAATCCGGCCACCAGCGTGGGCTGGGGTTTGGTGGTGCTGGGGATATCGGCCGCGGCTGTATCGCAGCGGATCTGCTGATGCTATTCCTGCAGGGCGCGCCGCCAGTGATCGACGCGCAAACCGTGCAGACGGTGGCCACGGTGCTGGCCAGCACGGTAATGGCCATATCCTGGCTGGCCGGCCGGCTGCGCAAACCTGGCGGGATCCTGATCCAGCCACCGGCGCCGGCGCATCCAGTTGCCACGGCGCATCCAGTTGCCACGGCGGAGTTTCTGCTGGCGGAGCTGGTAACGGCGCGCCAGCTGCTGGTGGATGAGCGGCTGGCGCGCAGCGTGTCTGAGCGCACGGAGCGTGAGGCGCGCACAATGGCAGAGGTGGAATCGGCAGAGCGGATAAAGCGGCTGGAGGATCGGGTAGCGCAGCTGGAGGATCAATTGCACACGCGGGATCAGCTGGTGGCCATGCTGGTGGAGCAGCTGCGCGCCACTGGATCCGTGGTGCCAGCGCAGGCGCTGCGCGTGGTGCAGCGCACGGTGGAGAATTCCGGCGCCGGCACGCCGGATGGCCTGGTGCGCAGCTGGCTGGCGGAGCATTTCAGCCTGGCGGATCTGGGGCTGCTGGCCGGTGATGCGCTGGGCATTCCGCCTGATGCCATCGCCGGCAGTGATCCATCCAATTATGCGGATGCGCTGATCCACTACGCGCGCCGGCGCGGCATGATGGATCTGCTGCAGCGGCACGCAAAAACCGCGCGGCCGCATGTGCAGGCGCCGTGGGATCCAAAGGACGGAGGATAGGCATGGAAAAGTTGAGAGTATCGGCCACCATTGGGCTGCGGGTGCGGGATGCGGCCAGCCTGGATGGGCAGGTGATCGGGCTGCTACCGTTTGGCGCAGAGGTGCAGGCCACGGCCGTGGTGGATGGCTGGGCGCAGCTGGACGCGGCCGCGGGTGGCGCGCTGATCCGCCAGGCCGGCGCGCCGGCCAGCCAGCTGGCCTGGTATGCGTCCAGGCAATGGCTGGAGCCGGTGGGCGTGGTGGCGCCGCCACCAATCACGGCCGCGGATCCGCGCTATATGCTGGGGCTAAACATCCAGGGCGGCAGGGTGGATCTGGCGCACCGCGCAGCGCAGGCCGGCTGCAGGTTTTTCCTGATCATGGACAATTTCCAGGGCGCCGCGGAGCTGGCGGCCGCCTGGCCGGATGCCATCGTGGTGGCGCGCCGCTGGTTTCAATACCGCGCAGATGTGGCTGGCGTGATCCAGGGGCTGGAGGGCGCAACGTCCAGCCGGCTGCTGTATATCGGCCACAATGAAGGGGATCAGATCGGCCAGGCCGGCGCAGATCTGATCTGGCGCGCGGAGCTGGATCGTAAGGTGGCGGCCGAAATCGCGCGGATCAGCGGCGCGCGCTACGCTGGCGGCACGTTTTCGATGGGATGTCCTGACTACACCAAACCAGAGGTGTGCCAGATCATGCAGGCCGGCTATGCGGCCGCATACAATGCCGGCCAGATGCTGCTGGATGGCCATTTCTATTCTCCAGATCCAGAGCATATCCACACTGATGATGGGCTGATCTGGTATGAGCGGCGCTGGGAATTCCTTTTCACGCGCTGCGGATTGGATCCGCGGCGCCGTGGGCTGATCTGCACGGAGGCAGGGCTGGATCAGGGCGGCCGCGGTGGGTTTCCGGCGCATGGAATTGACGGGGCCGGTTTCACGCGCTGGGCCAGGCGCTGGCTGGAGGTGTGCGGCCGGCCGCTGGTGGTGGCTGGCGTGGCCTATCCATCGCCACTGATGGGCGCCGCGCTATTCCAGTGCGGTGATCGGCGCACCACACCAGGCGGCTGGGCCGGCTACAACGTGGAACAGTACTGGGATCAGCTGGTGGCATTGTGGGCCGGCCGGTGATGAGCTGCAGCGCATTGGCCAGCTGGTGGCTGGCATTCTGCTGGCTGCTGGTGCTGGGCGCCAGCTGGCCAATGCGCTGGAGGTGACGGATGGCACGCGCAGCGGGGCCAAAGAGGGCCGCCAAACCGACAAAAGGCAGAAAGGGCCGCGCGGCCGGCAAATCGCAGCGCGCAGGGCCGGCTGGACGCGCACCAGGGCGCAAGGGGCCAGGCCGTAAGCCGGCAGAAATCGATATCGATAAGCTGCGCCAGCTGGCCGCGGATGGCCTGACGCTGGCAGAGGCGGCCGCCAGCCTGGGGATCGGGGCCAGCACACTGAGCCGGCACATGGCGCAAAATGAGAAAATCGAGAATGCCATAAAAGAGGGCCGGCACCTGGCAGATGCGGAGGTGTCCAATCGGCTGATGAAGCTGGTAAAGGCGGAGAATCTGGGCGCCGTGATCTGGTGGGAGAAAACGCGCAAGGGCTACTCTGAGCGGATCAGCCTGGAGGGGCTGGATATAGATGGCGCAATTGAACGGGAATTGGCGAGATTGGCCGGCGCCGGCCAAATTGGCGCTACTGGAGCGGCTGCGCCAGCAGGCGGCGCAGCTGGAGCTGGAGCAGGCCAGGCTGGCCAGCCAGCTGCAGGCGCCGCCACTATGGGCGCCGGTGGCGGATAGTCCACAAATGGCCGCATATCACTGCCAGGCCGATGAGCTATTTTATGGCGGATCGGCGGGTGGCGGGAAAACGGATCTGCTGCTGGGCCTGGCCGCCACGGCGCACAATCGCGCTATCATATTCCGGCGCACATTCCCAAACCTGGCCGCCATCATAGACAGATCACGCGGCATATTCACGCGGGACGCGGACGCGCTGAACGAAAACGCGCACCGCTGGCGCACGGCCGATGGCCGCCAGGTGGAGTTTGGGGCCATGCAGTATGAAGCGGATCGGCAGAATTACCGCGGCCGGCCGTATGATCTGCACGCATTTGATGAGGTTACAGAATTCACTGAGACGCAGTACCGGTTTGTCACTGCGTGGAACAGATCCACGGTGCCTGGCCAGCGGTGCCGGATCGTGGCCACCGGCAATCCGCCATCTGACAATTCCGGCCGGTGGGTGATCAAGTACTGGGGCGCCTGGCTGGATCCAACGCATCCACGGCCGGCCGTGCCAGGGGAATTGCGGTGGTACGCGCGGATCAGCGACAAGGATACGGAGCTGGAGGGGCCGGCGCCCATCGTCCACAACGGTGAGACGATCACACCACGCAGCCGGACATTTATTCCGGCGCGTCTCACGGACAATCCATATCTGCGGGAAACCAATTATGCGGCCGTGCTGGCCAGTTTGCCGGAGCCACTGCGCAGCCAGATGCTATATGGCGATTTCGGGGCCGCGGAGGTGGAGGATATCTGGCAGGTTATCCCAACGGCATGGATCCAGGCGGCCATGCGCAGGCCAGGGCCGGAGCTGGATAAAGATGGGAAACCGCCAGCGGTGCGGGCCATCGGTGTGGATGTGGCCAGAGGCGGAGCGGATCAGACGGTGGCGGCCGTGCTACGGGGCGCCGTGTTCTATGATCCGCTGCACCGCTGGCCAGGCCGTGAGACGCCAACGGGAAACGCGGTGGCCACCAGGGTGATGCCACTATGGCAGGCCGGCGCTGATATCAACGTGGATTCGATTGGCGTGGGCGCCGCGGCATATGATGCGCTGCGCATGGCCGTGGATGAGCGGCGCGCGCTGGTGGCGCTGGCCGGCCAGATCCAGCCGGCCGGCACGGTGTATGCGGTGAATGTGGGCGCCGGCACGGATGAGACGGACAAAAGCCACACATACCGGTTTCGGAATATCCGCGCGGCTACCTGGTGGAAATTCCGTGAAGCATTGGATCCTGAGCATGGCGCCGGCCTGGTGCTACCGGATGATCACCAGCTGCTGGCGGATCTGGCGGCGCCGCGCTGGGAAATATCAGGCGGCCGCATCCAGGTGGAGGCTAAAGAGGATATCGCCAAACGGATTGGCAGATCCACGGATAGCGCAGACGCTGTAATATTGGCATGGCAGAGGGTGATCACCGGCCAGGTGCAGTACGGGCCGGATATATGGGGATGAGGTGGAGCATGGGCATTTTCGAGCAGTCAATCATGGATCAGGTGGCGGCAGATGAGCAGCAGCGGCTGCGCAGATTTCAGGCCGCCTGGCGCGCGTACTATGGCCAGGATGTAAAGCCGTTAAAAGTCAAGCCAGGCAAGCCGGATGATAACGTGCCGATCAATCTGCTGCGGCTGCTGGTGAACAGATCCACCAGCGCGCTGATCCGCGGCGCGCGCTGGGATTATGAGGCCAACGAAAACGCGCAGATCTACCTGGATACCGTGTGGAATGCGTCCAGGCGCGCGCGTACGCTGCGCTGGCTGGGGCTGAACGGCGCCGTTTGTGGCCACACGTTTGCCAAAATCGTGCCGGCGCGCGCGGCCGCGGAGGGCCGGCCGGCCAGGCCGGCGCGCGTGCTGGCGCTGGATCCGGCCACCGTATCAATGGCCTGGGATGCGGACGATATCGATGAGATTTACCGCTACCGGATCCAATGGAATGCCACGGATATGGCCGGCCGGCCGATTGTCAAGCGGCAGACAATCGAGCGTGAGGGCCGCGGGTGGACGATCACGGATGCAGAATCACGGCCGGATCAGGCCGGATGGACGCAAACCAGCCAGGTGGATTGGCCGTGGGAATTTTCGCCTATCGTCGATGCGCAGAATCTGCCGGCGCCCAATGAGGTGTGGGGCAATTCGGATCTGGAGGCGGATATCATCGCGCTACAAAACGCGCTGAATTTCACCGTGTCCAACGTCCAGCGGATTATCAGATATCACGCGCATCCGAAAACCTGGGGATCAGGGTTTAACGCATCTGAGCTGCGCGCGGCCGTGGATGAGATGATCGTACTGCCCAACGCGCAGGCTACTCTGCACAATCTGGAGATGCAATCAGACCTGGATTCCAGCCTGGCGCTATATGATCGGCTGCGCCAGGCGCTGCACGCGCTGCTGCAGGTGCCAGAGGTGGCCACTGGCAAGCTGGACACAATCGCCGGCGCCATATCTGGCGTGGCGCTACAAATCCTTTACCAGCCGCTGATGGAGCGGGTGGAGGATAAGCGGGAAACATACGGGGAAATGCTGCTGGAGCTGAATAGGCGGCTGCTGATCATGGCCGGCATGGCGCCGGCGCCTGGCCAGATGATCTGGCCGGAGGTGATACCGCGGGATCCGATGGCAGAGCGCCAGGCGGCGCTGCTGGATCAGCAGCTGGGCGTATCGCAGGATACGCTGCTGCAGCAGCTGGGATATGAGCCGGACAATGAGCGCGCCAAATCGCAGGTGGACGCCATCGATGCTGCGGATCGGCTGCTAACGGCAATGGATCGCCGGCCGCCAGGTGGCACCGCGTAGGGTGATCGGTGACTGAGATACCAGGGCCATCCAGGCTGCAGGCGGCGCATGATGCCAACGCGGCCAGGCTGGCGGCCGCGGATCGGAAGGCATTAAACCGGCTGGTGCAGGGCTACGGCGCCGCCTGGCGTGATCTGCAGCGCCAGCTGGTGGCCAACCTGGAGCGGATCCAGCGCGCGCAGGGCCGTGATGGGATCGTGACGCTGCCAATGGTGCTGGCTGATCAGCGGCTGCGCGCGCTGCTGGATCAGGCGCAGGCCGAAATCCACCGGCTGGGCCGGATGGGCGCTGATATCACTACGGAGCTGCAGGCCACCGGCGCTGAAAAGGGGATAGAGGATAGCGCGCTGGCCATGCGGCGCGCCTGGCGGGATAGTCTATCCGGCATATTGGATCCGGTGACGCGGCGCGCGCTGGCGGATCTGCCGGCCTGGGCCACGATCAATAAGGCCGCGGTGGAGGATCTGTATGGTTTCACGGCAGACGGATCACCACTGGCAGAGCTATTCGATAAGATTGGGCCGGCCGCCAGGGCCGGCTGGGAAGGCGCATTGTCGCAGGGGATTATCCAGGGGCTGAACGCGCGCGAAATCGGCGCGCGCGCGTCCAGGGCCACGGCCACGGCAATGGCGCGCAGTATGGTGATCGCGCGCACGGAGCTGCTGCGCGCATACCGCACGGCCAGCCATCGGAATTATGAGGCCAACGCGGATATTATCGATGGCTGGATCTGGATGAGCGCGGCCAATTCGCGCACATGCGCTGCATGCTTTGGGCTGCACGGATCATTCCATAAGCTAACGGAGCGGATGAGCAGCCATCCACAATGCCGGTGCGCGCCGGCGCCGCACACACGCAGCCTGGTGGATATCCTGGGGCCAGATGGCGCCGCGCAGCTGCACCTGGCCGGATATGATCCGGCAGACGTTGATACCAGAATCCGCGTGCCGGCCGGTGAGACGCTATTCCAGAATCTGCCGGAGGGCGCGCAGCTGGCCGTGCTGGGTGGGCCAGGCGCGCTAAAGGCATACCAGGCCGGCCAGGTGCATCTGGTGGATTTCGTGGGGCTGCGCAGATCCGCGGACTGGGGCGCGTCACATGAGCAGCGCAGCCTACGGGGCGCGCTGGCCGCGGCAGAGGTGCGGCGCCAGCGTGGGCCAGTGCCACCAGCCACGCCGGATCCGATGGGGCCGCTGCGGCCATACACCGGCCGCGGCCGGCCGCCAGGCGCGCCACCGGCGCCCACACCGCCACCAGCTGGGCCAACGCCAGCGCCACCGGCGCCAGGGCCGGCTGGGCCAGCGGGGCCACCAGCTGGAGCTGGGCCAGGCACACCGCCACCAAAGAAACCGCGCGCGCCGCGCAAACCGCGCGCCACCAAACCGCCAGAGCTGATGGCGGCAGAGACGCGCACGCCGGCGCGCGCGTCCAGGGCTGGGCCGCATGCGTCCAAAGTATCTGCGGCGCTGCAGATGGAGGATCGGATATCTAAGGCATATGGCGCCGCCACCGCGGCCGCCATTGATCGTGTGCATGGGGATGGGCCGCTGGCGCCGCTGCCGGTGACAATCAAGCGGCTACCTGGCGGCCGGCAGGGGCAATTTGCATTCAGCTGGGGCGGCATACCGAAAGAAATCAACATGCGCGCAAAGCCGGCCCATCCAATGATGACGCTGGCGCACGAAATAGGCCACTGGATAGATAATTCCGGCATTGGGAGAAACAAAGAAAAGGTAACGGATGGTGGGCATGGCCAGGTAACGCGCACGGTTAATCACTATGCCAACATAGACACATTCCCAAAGCATTTGCCACGCGCGCTGCTGGATTGGAAAGATGCGGCATATAAATCAGCAGCAGTGGCGCAGCTGGCGGGGCTGGGGAAAACCATGCGCGCAAAAGGGCATATTGAATTCACCACGCCGGATGGCGCCACCAATCAAATGCGCCTTAGCCCATCGTGGATTACCTATGCGCTGCGTGACAATGAGCTATGGGCCAGATCGTACGCGCAATATATCGCGGTGCGCAGCGGTGACGCGGCCATGCTGGCGGAGCTACGAAAAGAGCAGGCCGAAACGCGCGCGGCGCATGTGCCAATCCCAACACAATGGGAGGATGATGATTTCGAGCCAATTGCAAAGGCAATGGACGCAATATTTACGCAGCTGGGGTGGCTGCACTGATGGACGGATTAACACACACGGAGCAGGCGGCCGGCATGGTGCTGGCGCGCGCGCAGGCTGGGCCGGATGGCGTGATAAATCCGGCCATGACTGAGCTATCAGAGGCGGATGCTATCCTGGCCACCAGGGTGCTGCTGGGCTGCGGGGAGGCACTGGCGGCGCAGCTGGTGGCCGCGGCGCGCGGGGAGGAATTTGATGATGTGCTGGAGATTGGGCCGGATGGCGTGGCTAGGCCGGCGCCGCTTGACTGATCCGGCACTGGTGATATGATCCTGGCAACGCAGCAGCCAGGCGAGACGCCGGCATGCTGCGTTTTTGTTGGGCCAGGGTGATCCTGACCCATGCGCGTGATGCGCAATAGGGGTGAATAAGGCAATGGACGATAACCAAACCACACCGCCAACGGCCGGCGCACCAGCGCAGGCACCAGCAGGATCCGCACCGCCAGCAGCGGCGCCGGCCACCGGCACAAC